TGTTTGTGTTATCAGTCCATTCAGAACCAATGTCTTGATTTGTTTTTCCGTGTGAATTTTTATTTATTTTATATCCACCATTAAACCCGTGATTTCCACCCATATATGAACCATTAACATATATAGGAGTAATATCGTCATATACTCTTTTTATTGATGTTCCCATATTTGTTATTCCATCAGGTATCGCTTTAGATATAGTATTAAATTCCATAAAATTAAAAGCATTATTTTGCGAACCCGTTAAATTTATCATGTGTACAATATCATAATTATTATTTGTGTTTTTACAACGTATTTGTATTAAGTCATTATTTTTTATTACCGTTATTTTTTTATCATCTGTATTATTTAATATATTATAAATATCAGATATTTCTTCGTTTAATCCCGATATAGCATTTTTATTTATAACCATGCCAGACGATTCAAAACCTAATTTTTTTACACCTAAATTTACCCGCACATCATTAAATATATTTATTAAATCATCGGTATTAAAATAACCAATATAATTAGATTGTGATGAATTTGTAATGTAAAAAATAATGTGTGTAATAGACGGGTTATTTATCTTAAATTTTAATTGGCTTCTATTTCCGTCTATTGATAAATCTACATTTTGACCTAATAATTCCCATTGTCCATAAGCATTATTGGCACCTTTATAATCAAAACCGCAAATAGCTGTATTATATCCTGTTGAATTTACACCGTCAACAAATAAAATTCCACCTATTAAGTAATTATCCGTTGATATGATATAATCAGTATTGTCACTAACAGGGATAAATCCAGACATAAGCGAACCAGCGTATGTAAAAAAAACCTTATCTGTCGGTGTGTATGAAAGTACTTTATTTTTTATTATAGCATTATAATCAATTATATTTGTCGAATTTTTTGTTACATATTTTTTTAATTTGCTTATTTCAACGGAATCTGTCGGAAGTTCAATTCCTGTCGCTTGATAAATTCCCCCCGATTTCCACATTCCATCATAATAATACCATTTTCCATCGGCTGAAACAACATACACAAAATCATGATTTCCGTTTGCTTGTAACGCCGAAACAGTAGCATATACCCCCTTTATTGTAGCAGATGTTCCACTTGCATATTGATATGCTAAATTCGCGGAATTTTCCGCAGAAGTTTTTGAAATTAAAGCAGAAGTTTTTGATTCCAATGCAGATGAGGCAGATTCGCTAGCAGAATTTTTATATTCTAAAGCGCGTATTTCTGAAATATTTGAATTTTCCTCTGATATATTTGCATTATCCTCTGAAATTTTAGCATTATGTGCAGCGTCAATCGAGTCATCACGGGCGTTAATGATAGTTTCTTCAATCGAATTTACATATCCAACTGTTTCGTTAATTTTATCCGTATTTTCTGCTAACGATTCAATTATTGTCAAATTATTTGTGTCAATTGCTGTAAAAACTTTTTTAGCATTTACGAATCTTTCAGGAATTTCTCTAATACTCATATTATCCCCCTTTAATAAATCTGCAAAAATAATATTTCTGCTAAATCAAAAAACTGTAAATTTATAGTTGTTAAAATATCCTGTACTTTAAGATGGGTTTGAATTGCCTCAGGCATAGTACGCACCGACATATCGCCAAAAACACGTTTAGAGAATGTTTCAGTTTGTGCTGATTCTGAAAGCAAATTTCCGACAGTATTCCCACTCTGATTATTTTCTCCAGTAGCAGTATTGTCTTGCGTATTATTTGTCGTTATTTCGGTTTCGGTTTCGCCGTGTTCTGTTTTACTGTCAGTAGTTTTGTCAACTTCTGTTGCCCATTTGTCCAGATTTGCGCTTGCAAATTCCGATTGTGAAGGTTCAATTTTTCTATGGTCAATAGTTTCTGTTCCTGTGCCAGTATTTTCTGTTGTTTGTGATTGTGTGTTATTCGCAACAATATTTTCTTCGTTCGAAAAAGTATTTGTTTGACTATTTGTTAATGTCGTATCCTGTTTTCCGTTACCCTCAATTTCTTTTGTGCTTTCTTCGGTTATGTCGTAATTTATCGCTAAATCATACTCAATTTTAGCTGTTAATGCTTGCATATTATATTTTTCAATGTGAGTATTAAAAAAATCGTTTAGGTAGATTTTCCATCGTCCCACGGTTTCAGCGCAAATTTCCCTAAAATAAAAATGTTGAATAAATAAGTTTTGGAAATTCTCTTTTTCATTTTCATCGTAAAAAGGATAATCAAAGTCAAATATATTTATATTCGGATTATTTACAAATTCGCGCAATTCGATAGTATACTTTGCCATTTTTATACCCCCTCAAATTCGCGTTTTTTAACAACAACATTTAATCCGTATTTTTTATTTAATTCGTTTGTCGCTTTTTGTCGATAAATTAAAAACATTTCGTTAGAAAAAAATGAAAATTCGTTGTTTGCGTTTACTTCGTCAGTAATTAACCGTTCCTTTTTCTGTTCGGACGGATTTGTTTCGATACCTAATATATTCAATAATTCATTTATATATTTTATTTTTTGTTCATATAATTTATCAGCTAAATAGGGCGCATTTGTACTAACTACCTTAAAATTTTCTAAAATTTCCGTTAGATTTTTATTGCCGTAAATTACAGGGGCATTTCCTTGATACTGTTCATATAGATTTTTTAGTGTCAATCTTTGTTTTTCATCACATAAAATTATAAAGGGCGTTTTTTGACAAGCTAAGTTTATATTTATAGTTTCCTCTATCTCCGCGATTTTTTCACAATAAAAAATTATAATTGATTCGGTAGATTTTTCTATCGGATTATTATGCACTATGACTATATTTTCTTCGTCATATACTTCGTTAAAATTATATGAATACGCCCTCCATGCAATTGGTTCATCGTATATATTTATTTGCCCTTGCGGTGTGCATTTTAAGTTTATAATACTGTCATTTAACGGGTGCTTGACAAAACAAGCTTTTCCGTCATAAAATAATGTTTTTTCTAAAAATTTTTGATTGCATGAATCGGGCAAATTCTCCCATTCATAAATTGATTCAGCAATCATTTTGAATTGTGAATAGTAATGTAAAAATGAATCAGTTTTTCTAACATTTATTTTTTTCAAACTATGCCCTCCTATACTATTTCATTTTCTAGACTATAATCGCCAACATGAAAATCAGTTGTTGAACCATCATTAGCATAATGCCAAAATGTAACGCCATCGTTAAACATTTGCATTATTTTGTTTTTTTCATCGTTTGCAATATTACCAGTAATAATACAATCGTTTGTCTTTACATAATTCCAAAATTTACGCCCTGTTATATTTGGGGTTTTTAATCGATATGTTTTATAACCATACTTTGTGAAATAATCATCAATTATACGCGCATTTACATAACTGATAGATTTATTATAAAATGAAAAATTAAGATTATCTAGTCGCAAATTTAACGAACCACCTCCAGCACCACCTCTTGCTTGCGGAGGCTGAATTTTTGCTGTATGAACATCGGCTAATACTCCACCAAGTCCCAAAGCACCAGCAGATATTTGCGACGCACCGCTCAAAGCACCTGCAGCTGTTGACGATAGGGCAACACCTCCTGCAATTTGCATAATACTTGATATTGTATTTAACGCTAATTGCATATTATTATTTGCAAACCAATTTAATACTGTGTTTTTTGCCCAATCGCATATCGGAAAATTTGATATAACTACCCCTTCCTCTGTATTTCCGTTATAAATTACTGTATCATCTTCGTTTTCATCGTCAAGTGTATTTCCGATTTCACCGTTATAATTTTCAGGGAAACATATCATTCGCGGGTCAGATGATAAAATAGTGTTAATTCGAAAACTTAAACCTTTATTTCCAAAAAATCGCTCATATTTTAATGCGCTATAATTACCTTCATTATTTGTAAGATATAAAAATGTATAAGGAAATGTATATAACTTATTATTTTTTGGAACATAATGTGCATTAGTTGATGGTGACGAAAAATCTAAAGCCTTGTTACGGTTCGCACTCCAAAACATATACCCTGTTTCTGTTTCTAAAATTCTATTACGTTCTGTTGTACTCCACGGTAAATTTCCAACTTTCAAAAAATAAGTTGGAAACATTATCATAAATTCTAAAGCGTCAATTTTCCCTGCCGTATTTAATCTTTCAATGTCTGTATTTAATGCAGCTAAAGCACCGCCAGAAGTAACTTCAACATCGTATGCGTAATATTGTAGTCCCGTTACCTTATTATCTTGAAAACTACAAGTAGATTCTGAAAAATTAAGCGATTCCTCCAAAAAAACCGTAGAACCTATTAAAACACACCACGATTTCAAAAATGTTACATCTTTTTTAGCTGTTGTAATATAGTCCCCTATATCCACATTTTCGGGCAACACATTTTCTCCGATTGTATCATTATTTGTATGTTCTCTTTCGATTAGACAATGTTTTATACTAATATCCTTTTGATATGTGTTCCATACATCGACTTCAATTTCGATTTCTGTAACTTCATCTGATTTATAAAAATAATCCGTTATAAAGGCATAAATCCATTTATCATCTATTGCCAATTCCGCAGATTGATTAAAATATGCACAATAATTACATTTACGCACATCATCAAGCGATAAATAAACTCGCATATATTGTCTGTTTTTAGTTTCGTTTGTCCTGTGAACCATCAAATAATTTTCTTTTTCATATAATTTTTTATTATCAAAATAAGTTTCTTGCTGTGATTGAGTAGTAAATGTAAACTGATGTTTATAACTATTATCAATTGGCACATTACAAAATATAATTCGTGTACCACCAGAAAAAGCCATAAAATTTTACCTCCTAAAAATAAGGGGCATTATTACTTGAATAATGCCCTTTTGAAATTGTCAAGGTCCGGTTGGCGCGGTTACCGTTACCGTTATAATTTTCGTTTGTGTCCCTGCCCGAACAAAAATTTCTGCTGTCCCTGCCGAAACGCCAGTTATCAAACCAGTGGCACTAACAGTTGCAACCAAAGGGTCAGTTAACGGATTCATGTAGCCGTAAGTTACATCAAAATCACCGCTATTAGTGGTCGCAACAATTTGTTTTGTTCCGTCAATTAAAACTGATGTTGTATCTATTTCAACACCGCCAATTTTTACAGTGAGTAAATCAAAACAAAACGCTACTGCATTTGCAAAATGACAAATTGAGTATGTCTGCCAGTGATGCCAAATATAGTTTGTGTATAATCCCTCACCATTGTCAAATTCGTTTAATTGTGTGAAATTGTCGAACACCTTGAAAAATGCTAAATCCGCTAGCAAAGCATAACACTCCACGCTTTCACCGAAAGTGTCAACAGGAATGACTTTCTGCAAAAAGTCAGCTTTTGACATATTAAAAGATGTTGCTAACAATTCGATATTTGCGTCAGTCAAAAAGTCAGCACGCACAAGTAATACTTGTGATTCAAAAGGTGTCCATGTTACGGCTGGCGTTTCATCAGGGTCAGTATTTACCAATTTATAGCCGTTAAAAGTAGAATTTGGGAAAGTCATAGATAATGCTGTAGCATTAACAGCTTTTACAATATTTTTTGTATTTGTCGCGCTGTCTAAAATAGGTACGTTTATTTTTCTGATATGTCCGTTTTTTATCCCTGCGCTTATTAGATTTTTCATAAGGATAAATTCGTCAAAATTATCCCCTGAATAAAGCGAAGAAATGATATAAGAAATTAGTTTTTCCATGTCTGTAGTTGACAAAAACGCTTGTTTAAGCTGTGCAATACTGATTGTTACTTTATATTTGTTTTGCCGATTCATTTCATGATACAAAACTTTTACATCAGGCGTTACTCTGCTTAGCAACTCGATTCCCGTTGGGTCATATTCTGCAGAAACAGACGGATTTGTATATATGTCTTGTACAACTGTCCCAAAAGGAACACTTCCTTTTTTCAAAATTGCCAAAGGATTATTATAACGCTTTGCATCAACAACAGTCATACCAATCCGATTCACAAGCGCGCGAATAAATTCATTCATGGTCGGTCGATATGACATTATCGCTGTGCCAACTTCTGCAATATTGTCCCGTGTTGCTTCAGGAATCCGCAACTGATATTCTTCACTTGCGTTCGCGTAGATTGTATTGAGTATTTCGGTAATATTCATCGGGTCCTCCTTTATTTTAAATTACCCTTTTCGTCAAAGAGTGATTCGTATTTTTTCGGTTCTACTGTCCCACCATTCGGCGGTTCTTTGTTTTCTTCTTCTTTTTTTGTGTGTCCTAATTTGAAAAAATATTCTAAATTCGTTTGTTTTAATTTTTCGTTATCGTTTTCTAATAATTTAATTTTTTCATTCAAATTTGTTACAGTTGTATTTTGTGTTTCAAATTCTTCTCGTAATGTTTGCAAATTTTTTGTAACTTCTGCAATATCAGTATTTTTTTCAATTATGGTTTGGGAAATTTCTTCAAAATTTAAGGGCATAATATTACCTCACTTTCAAATTCCAATTCGTGCGTATAAAATTAGCCGTAATAGTGGGATATTTCTTTTTATTTATTTTTACTAATTCGTTTACAGTAGTTTTATATTTCTTTGCAATTTCTGTTAGATTATCCCCTGATTGTACTTTATACACATTCTTTTCTGTTTCATCGTCATATTTTATACCAAAATTTTCACAAATTGCAACAGTAATAGCCAAAGCGATTTGCTCAAATTTTTTGTCGAAAATTGCGTTATCGTTTTCGTTGGTTATAAAACCAATTTCAAAAAGACAAGCGGGCATATTAGTATCACGGTTTACCGCAAAATTTGTATAGTTTGGCGCGCCGAATTTCAAACCACGATTATAAAAATCGGTTACCGCTAAAACATTGTTTATTATATTTTTAGCGAATTTAATTGTTTTGTCGCTCGCCTGCGAATAAACGTATATACTTGTGCCGTTTGCTGTTTTATTGTTAAATGCATCGCGGTGAATTGATAAATAATAACTGCATTTCTGTGTATTCGCTTCCGATATTCGTTTATTTAAGTCTTTATTTATATCGCTGTTTCGTGATAAAATAGGGGTAAAATCGCTTTGAGTTTTTAGCAATTTGTATATAGCTTGTGCCATTTTCAGCGCATCGTTTTTTTCTTTTCGTGAGAATCCTGTTCCACCGCTGTCAATTCCTCCATGCCCTGCGTCAATATAGATTTTATACATCTTATTCCCCCTTTTTTAATTTCGAGAAAAAAGCGCGCATTTTTTCGGGTACAATTTTATCGTTTATTTTTGCTAAATTTTCGATAATACTGCCAATCTCAGTTAGAATTATGTATGTGCAAATTGACTTTGCTATCGGTATTGATATTGATATATCAATATATCCTTGCGCATAATCGCAAAGCAAGCCAAAAGCAATACACACTAAAAAACCGATTTTATTGAATAGTCCCGTTCGCATTACAGATGATGAAAAAGTTTGATTTTTTATCGCTTGAATTACGCCAGTTAAAAAATCTAAAACAATAAATCCTACTGTGACTAGATAAACCAAAGTATAACCTCCAAAATCAAAATAAAAATGCTCTAAAAATTTCATATATTTCATTCCTTATTTTCATATCCTCAAAATACACCGCGCCATTTTTATATGCGTTTATGAAATTTTTTAATAATGTACTCGTTTTCATATTTTTTATTAGGTTTGTATTTTCGTCATGGTCGGATATATTTAATGCGTATATTATTTTGCAAGTTATGTCTATGTCTAACGACACAATATAACGGAAATTTTGGTAGTCCCTCCATATTCCATATTTAACATTTTTATAGATGATTGTAAATAGATAAAATGTCCGTCCACTTTTTTTGGATATAAATTTGTCGTTATAATCTTCAAAATTGTTTTCGATTGCATAATCTGCAAACGCTGTATTTTCAATCAATTTCCCGAATCGTGTTTTTTTAACTTCATTCTTAAAATCTTCATTTTCTACAATTTCTAAAAGACATTCACCGTTTTTATAAATGTTTGTATTTTTTGGTTTTTTTAAGTCAAAGTAGATGGTATATGGATTTATAAAACAATCACTATTTGCTAAGAAAAAAACTGTTGTCCCCCTATATCGGTCTATGCTCATATAAAAATTTAGAAATGTTTCTACTTCATTTTTCAAATAACGGTTATATCCAGTTTCGATTAAAAGAAATTCTTCAAAAATTATAAAATCTACATCGGGATAAGAAATAGATTTATAATTTTTTGCGTGAGTTAAACACATAGCATACCCTGCTAAATTATCGTTTATATAAAATTCTCCTGCATTATATGTTATTTTAATATTTTCAAATTCTTTGTTATATAAAATATCGTTAAAATAATTTTCAGCGGTTTCTGCTAATTCAGTTTCATATCGCCGTAAATAGATAAACTTTTTACCATTTTTTAAGAAATTTTTTATTGCCCTCTTTTTACACCAGTACGATTTTCCGCACCCTCTGTTTCCGATAATAAAATTAAAGAGTACATTGTGCGTTAATGTTTGATTTCCATTATAATAATAATTTGTATTCATATCGCACCTCAAAAAATGAGGAATAGTAATATAATTTACTAAGTGTTACCTCTATAATTTTACGGAGGGTTCTTCGCCCTTAACGCCCATAAAATAATAAATTATAATTTTACTATCCCTCTTTATAAGTATAGCAGATAGTTCAATTTTTGTCAATACCAATTTTTTGACTATTTTACCATTTCTTACCATTATCATGTTTTCCGAATTGTAAACTCTGTGTCTGCTAATATAATCCCTCCAATAGTATGTTTTGGGCATAATTTTCCGTCATATTTCGCGCCAATATTAAAATTGTCAAACGATACATTTGTATAGCACATTTCGGGCATTCCTGCACACGTTATTTTCAATTTTTCTTCTTCATCTTTTCCATGATTTCTTGACATTTCAATATAACATTTTTGTCTTAAAAACTTCGCTCTTGAAAAATCGGTTTCCCATTTCCACGCACCCAATTTTATTGGGTCAATTTCTAGTGTTTTTGGCGGTTCAAAGTTTGGAGAAATACAGTGTAAACTATCGGTATCAGCATATACAAAGTCAATGTCACTTTTTCCAGTTAAAAAATCGGACCTAATTGTTTGAGCAGAGTTTATTGTTACACATCGGGCATATGATGTTATATAACTGCCAATCGGAATATATATTGGACTTCGTAATTCTTTTTCACCGTTTTTATATTTTACTACATCATTTTCTAAATAAGGATATTTTGAACAAACATTTGGATTTAATGCAAATTTTCCGTATAAACTGTTTAACATTAGTTTTGCTAGTGTGCGCATAGCAAAATTACCCTCAATCGTTGCGTTATTTTTTATTTCTATCCATTTATCAATATAATCACTAAATAAATTGTATGCGCTTTTGAATTTATAACCGCAAATATAGTCAATATTATAAATATTATAATGTTTTTTGAATAATTCAAAATCTGATGATGTTAGCGTCAAAGTTACATCAATTCCGTTTGAGGATTCTAAATAATCATTAGGTCGAAAAAAATCAAGCCTATTACGCGCTTGTATTGTTGGAATAAATCCATCTTTTAATTCAAAGTTACAAGTAAATTGTTGCACATATAAATCATATAAATTATCTTTTTCATATTTTCCTTTAAAGAAAATTGGATTCCCATATGGAAATTTTTTCGTTCGCATAACATAAGGATATAAAGAGTTTACATCAAAAACAACACCAGCACCTAATTCTTTTTCCGCATATTTTTTATCTAAATATGTATAGCCACCTTTATATGATTTTCGTATATCGCTATCATACTTTAATATCGGAAAATCGCGTTCAAATTTCTTTTTCCCTATTATATTTTTATAGTCAAATAATGCGTTACTGCCAATCGTCATTTTTGTAAGATTTTCTTTCAATAAAATATGCAAGGCTCTTGCTACAATTTCACAATCATTTTTTATATATAATAATTCCTCGTCTGTTATTTTATGATTCGGTTCACGATATTTTTTATAATCCAATTCGCCTTTTTGTATTGGCAAATTAAAACCTTTTGCAATTTCACTTACTTTGAACGGTAATAATTTTAAACTATCGAATATTTCAACATATTCAGTTTTATGTTTATTTTTTGAAAAAACAATTTTCATTGAATAAAATTGCCCTTTGTCACTAATTAAAGTTGTGAAAGTTTTAGTTTTTAATTCGGTTCGATTTTTTACAAATTCAAAACCTTGCTTAAACAGATAATATATTAAAAATTCTCCGTCGAATTTCAAGTTATGAAAATATATTTTTGTGCAATCGCTTGTCTTTATCCATTCAAAAAAATCATCAAGGTTATTTCCATAAGTGAATAATAAATTTTCGTCTATTGAGCATACACCATACGCCCATACCCTGCAATCATTTATATCTGTAGTTGTTTCAAAATCAGCAACATAATTCATATCCAATAATCAGGTATATCAGTTTTTTCAATATCTACATAATCTTTTAGCGCATTAAAGATATAATTTTCTTTTATTTGCGTTTCGATATGGTCATTATAACTAAACTTTATGTTTATATTTTCGTCACTATAATATTTCATTATTAAAACTTCAGTTGGTACTTGCTTTATAAATTGTATCATTTCTTCGGAAAATCCGTTTTCTTCTAACGAAGAAATATAGTTTATCTTAAACGATTCATCGCGTTTGCTATAGTCGCTATCTTCTAATTCTCTTTGTACTGTTTCTTTATATTTTTCTAATTCTCTAGTTGATTTTTTTCTTATATCGAATGGTTTTTTTCTAAATTCGCTTGTGCGCTCATCGTCCATTTGTCCCCTTTTTATTCCGATATTTTCTCCTTTTAGTGTAACCTCTATTTCCTCTATTTTTTGTTTTTGTTTTTCTCTGCGCGCATTTATCACTTGTACTTCATGCTTTAACTTTTTATATTCTCCAACAGTTATTTTTGCATTTTCTTCTGTTGTGAGTATTTTTTTATCAAGCGGGATTTTTAATTCCGATATTGCTTTTTTCACATCGTTATATGATTCTAACCCTGCTAAAAATGTTTTTTTCTCGATTGTTTCTATTTTTGGGGCATTTGGATTTTCTTTATTAAAATTGAGTATAGACCGATTTTTTTTATTTATCAAGTCTTTAAGATTTTTAATAGTTTTTTCTGACGGATTATATTTACTCATTTTTTAATCCTCCAAAACATAAATTGTATCAAACACAAAATGAATTTTTTCATTGTCTTTTATTATTCGTTTTGTTCCGTTATCCTTTTCCCAAACGATATAAAAACCTCTATGTTCAATTTTTTTATACAACAACATAGCAGATAAATATTTTGTGTTACAAATTATGCCAAACCTTTTTATCATTTTTTCATTATTTTCTTTTATAAACTCGTTTATTTGTTCTCTAAATTTTTTCTTGTTTAACGCCGAAGAAAATACAAATACAAAGGGGTCAACAACAAATAGAAAATTGCTTTCAGATAAATCATAATATATGCCACTCCTTGTTTTCATTTTTAATAACCTCCATACTTATAATCATTTTCTGATTTTTCGATTTTTGCACACGTTAATATTGATAATGTGCAAATATCTAATAAATTATCATATAAATCAGATAAGGCTCTATCATACAATGGTTTAGTTTTTTCTTCTTTGAGAAATTTATATATTGTGTTCATTTTTGACATTATTCCGTTTGTCATATCGTTTATTTCGTCAACACTAATTTTTATTTTACAATATGATTCGTACACATTTATAAAACTTTGACTATTATTTATAACTTCCCTGTTGTATTCGTTTCTAATAATTTCCGTTATCTTTTGTTCAATCGCTGTCACGGTAAGAACCTCTTTTCTAAAAATAATAACGGCACAATGTAATTATAAAATATACATTGTGCCGTTAATGTTGTTAATTACGTTTCAGGGTAAAATATAACGTTGGTATATGCTCGCTTATTTTTTGATAACTTCTTTTCAAAGCGTACCGGCAACCCCTCAATTTTTACCTCGTCATGAAAACCGTCTTCCTCAAGTTGTAAAAGTCTTTCAGTAAGAACAGTACCGCCAAAATAGAATGATTCATCGTCCTCTTTGCAGATAAAAGCGGCATATGCTCCACCATCTTCATTTTTTAAGAATCCATAATCAACTATTGTGATTGTCTTTTCGTGAAGGTTTACTAAATCATTCTTTTCACGATTTTCCATAAAGGGGAGAAGGATTGAGAATTGCTTTGCCCGTTCACGCAATTTTGAAGTGTTATTTGTTGTCTTACTCATTGTTTTCAACCTCCGAATTTTTTATAAAAGAATCAAGCGACATTGTACGTTTTTCTGTTTTTTCTTCAATTTTTGTAATTACTGTTGTTTCATTGTTTTCTTTGCTATACACCTTTTCAATTTTTGCTTTGATTTTTTTAGTGTTTGTTTTTCCTAAAAAAATTACCGGTTCATTTTCTCTAGGTTCGTTTTCACCTAGAATAAAAGTTTTGCTTTGAACCTCCACAAACGTTATTGTGCGTGAAATTTTTGACATACTTTTTACCTCTTTTCATTTATTCGGTTTTCACCGTGACCGCTTTCGCGGTTTCGTATCAATTTTCAGATACTCGTCAGACGGTTATTCGTACATTTCCACTAAATCAATTGTATCCTGATAATAGTCTAAAACTTCTAAAAAAGTATTACAGTATGCTAATGGTTTATGATTGACAAATAACTGAAATTTTGGTGTTACTGTATAAAGTGTAATTAGTGAAAAAATAACGCCTTTTCCGTTTGAATTTATAATTTCATAGTCCTGTCTTTTGCTGGTGGTGGTTTCCTCTATGCTAATTGCTCTGCACATTACCATTGTTTTTTCCTCTTTTTTCTGTTATTTTTATTCGGTTTTCACCGTGACCGCTTTCGCGGTTTCGCCTTAATTTCAAAGGCTCATCAGACGGTTATATTCGTTTGGTTAAAATAAATGTTTGCTTTACGAACTCGTCAGTGTTCCAGTCAAAATTTTCAACTGTTGTTTGAAAAATTCCGTTAAGAAAAAAATTATCGCACCCTGTTCCGTACATTCGCGTTATATAAATTTCCCCATTTTGTTCGGTTTCTTCATTTTTTATAAATATTCTTGTTTCTTCATGATACGGTGAACCGCCAATTTCTACTTTTGTTATTGTGTGCATTTTTATTCCTCTTTTCGTTTTTATTGAAATTAGCTTTCTCCTAATTTCTGAATACATCTTATCATATTTTTAGATAATTGTCAACACTTTTTCATAACAATTTTTAATTTTTCTGTGTCATTTTTCACCCATTCCTGCCACCATTGCCCACACCCTCACCCCATGCCCGTTGCCCGTTTTTCCAGTTATTCCCTTGATTCATCAAGCGAGGGAGTTTTGGCTGGCAATTGGCAGGGATTATTGCCATAGTTTGGGACTAGTCCCTGTCAATTGGCAGGGAGGTTTACCAATGTTTGGTGATAGTCCCTACCATTTGGCAGGGAGGTTTACCAATGTTTGGTGATACTCCCT